GAGGCAGTGCCTACCGGGTGGTCAGTATCAAAGAAGTACTGGCCATCGAAGCACGGGGTGGAAAAACCTTTGTTCACCGTCTCATAAACGATCTCGTCCGGCAGCTGCGCCGCCGAATGCCCGGCCATTTTCGCCTGCGGCTCGTAGATGCCCATCTGGTCGTCTTCGATGTGATTTCGATCCACCTCGACGGTCGCTTCAAAATCCTCGTTGACGACAGGGTATTTGGATGCGGCCAGGTTCTTGACCACCTTGGCCCCGATCCAGCGCTTCATCTGTGGGAAGGCGCTCAACCACGCGTAATCGTTCTGTCCGGTCGTGGACGGAACTTTCATCGCGATTTTTTCCCAAGACGATGGGGCTTCCTTAAATGCCTTGTTAAAGATGGTTTTCACCGCGACGAAGGCTGCGCCGATACTTGCTTTGTTGACCAGCATGTTGGTTTTACTCCTTTGAGAAAAAAGGCTTATTCCACCCAGACGCCGTCGGGATCGATGCCGACGATTCGCCCGGCTTCCGAGCGGGTGCCGCTGCCATCGCCGGACGCAACTGTCTGGTCGTCCACGATGAAAGCGATCTCCAGCAGATGGGCCTGTGTGACTGAGCCGTCATTGGCCCACTTGAAAGCCTTCAGGCGCCGGACGGGAACCCGCTTGGCACCATTGGCACCGCCGGAGTTGTCCACGGCTTCCTCGGCGCGGCCGATGTAGTGAATATCCGTGGCTGTCGTGCCCGGTGCGGCGAAGCCCGCCGCGTTTGCTACCGTCAATGCTCCGGCATGAATCACTGCACCAGCGGCGACAGGAACGGACAGGTGGCCGGGGTCCTGCATGTGGGTATTGCGGTCACGAGTCAGCGCGGCCATTAGCTTTCTCCTTTCAAGGTGGCGAGGTAGTCGGCCGGGGTGATGCACATGGACTTACAGATCGCCAATGCTTCGCCGCTCAGTTCCTCGGTGGTGGCTGGAACGAAGTTGGTTTTGCCATCGGTCTGACGCCCTTTGAGAGCGGCAATTGCTGGGGTTTTGTCCAGGTAACCCTTGAGCTGGGCTATGTTGGAGGTGCCCAAATCACGTGCCCAGCCCTCCTGCTGCGGGTAAAGGCGCCCATCGCTAAGCCCGGCTTGGACCAGTTGTTCCACTTCGCTGGTGACCTGAGTGGACTTCAACGCCGCCACGTCGGTTTTGATGGCTTCGACGATGTCGATGGAGACGTACTTGGACGGATCGGGTACCGCCGACTTGGCGGCAGCCAGGGCATCGGTCAGCTCCTGGACTTTGCCCGCGTCGGATTTGAGCCCGTTTAAAGCGTTTTCGATGTCTTCGTCGCTGGCTTCGCTGGTCAAATTGAGCAGCGCGATTAAGGCTTCTTTATTCACGCGGTGGTTCTCCTCTGTGAAAGGGGCGGCCGGATCGGCCAGGTCGAAACGGGCAGCCGCCAGCGCGGGCAGATCGTCCATGCCATCGATTGCGGGGAAATTGGTCAGGGCAACGTGGAGCAGGTCCAGGACTTCGCCGGTTACCTTGCTGTAACTGAAAACCGGGCTGAGGTAGCGGTATTCCTTAGTCTTAATAAAACCAGTGGCTTTCTCCGTCCAGGTCACTGGCGTGACAAACAGACCAAAGCCCTCGCGCCATTCCAAAGCGGTTCCCGCAAACCAGCCAGCGGCCGGCGCCGGTTCGCCGTTCACCGCGCTGTTCAGGGTCTGGTGTTCGTAATCGATCACGGTGTCGTTAAGGCGAGCGGCGGCCTTGGCAATCACGCGGGCGGCCACAGCGGCATCAATAAACCAATGACCGCTGGCGACATCCGTTGGCCGACCGTCGCGGCCCTTAAAGGATCCCGCTGGGAACAGTTGGATGGCAGCACCGTCCGCCTGAATCTCGAAAGTGCAGGTGGCGAAGGCTGTGGTCGGGAGAGAGTGTGTTTTTTTCATGCCGCCAGTTTCGACGGCATTGATTTAGCGTCACAGGATGACAGGGTTCAGTTGGAATTGGGGAGAAGGTCTGAAGCGCGCTAAAAACAGAAAGAAAGCCGCTCGCGTCATTCACATCGGGGAAGCAGCAATACTGACCTGCGAGAAGACCGTTAGAAGCGCGTTAGATTCTACGAAAGTAAAAAAAGCGTATCAGGGTAGCCGTGATCGACGCTAAGGCCTTTCTACCGCCTTACAGGCGACCGATTGCCAATGCGTCTGCTCTTCATAATTTTCGCGATGTGTTACATTGAGCTAGAGCAGACGTGACACGGTGATATTCTCCCGGCCGTACGACGCAGCTTGCTGCGGATGGCGATGTGGGGTTCCCGACCTTGGTCGGACTGGGAGGCCCCACCGTCTGCTCTCACTTTCTAGCTTTCCCCTTTCGACAACAGCCGGCGTATCTCTCGATCCCGTCGAGCGGCCTTACTGCTGAGCCGCCGGAAGCTGGTCATGAAAACAGCCTTTCCCGTCTTCGTAGCCTTGACTACGGCCACGTATCCTTCGTCCTCCAGTACATAAATAAACGAACCATCTTTGCTATCGATAATCTCACGGCCGTAGTCAATCACGCGCTGCACTACGGAATATTCATCTATGGTTAGCTCGGGATGTTCGCGCAACTGCTTGGCCAGGGTCGCTTCGGACAGCGACACCAATTGCGTATTGGCACCTAGGCGAGTTGCAACGCTTTTCTCCAGGTGAGCCAGTGCAAACGCTCCGGCCGGGCGCTGATACCAAGTGGCAAAGGTCGGGCCGTTGACCAGGTCGGCGACGCTGGCTCGGGCCATTTCTGGCGTGACCGATTCTAACTTTTCGATCAGGTGCCGATTCAAGCCCGCCCGCCGCCCGCCGGGCGGATAATGAAAGGAGGGGTTCACCCCGGCCGGGATCTGTTGGATTTCTCCGGTGCGGCTGTTGATATAGGTTTTGGTGGGGATGTCGGGCGCCGGGCCTACCGTCCGCCCTGATCGCTGCAACTGGCTTTCCGACCTCGGAATCACCCGGCATTTACAGCCATAGGCCTTGACCGGAAAATGCTCGCGCCAGAACGGATGGTCCACCGGCAGCACCAGCTTGTCCCAAGGGCCATGGTCGGGGTTCGGATCAGCCGAGTTGTTGCCGTCGTATTCCAAGTAGGGGAACGCGGCCTTGTTGTCCTGGATGCGCTGCCATTGGCCTTCACTGTGCGCGGTGCGCAAATTGGTGTCGTAGATGACCTTGAGCCGACGCGGACTACCTAATTGGACGTCCTTCACTTCACCGGTAAGCGGGTCAGTCATCTCCTTACGGCCCCACCAGCCCTTCTCCTGCAACGTAGGCGTTAGGGTCTTGGCGAACTGTTCGTACGGGATGCCATCTACCAGAGCCCTGGCCACTTCCTTGCGGATGTCCTCCAGAATGTCCTGCTGCATGACCTTGGCCACCGTGAAGCTGGCCTGGTGTTCTGCCTGCCAAACATCGTGGTAATCGAAACCAACGGCGTAGCCTTTCTGGTTGAAATAATCGATAGCCTCCTTGGGGGGAAGCGGCACCAGGTCAACCATCAGACCGCCCCTGTCCGGCCGGCGACATTTGCGGCGAACAATCCGCGGCTGATCTGTTCGGCCAGTTCAGTGGCATTCATCTGCGGGATCAGCTCCGGCAACCGCTGCTCGAACTCTTCCAGGCTTTTGCAACTTGCCAGCAGCCGTTGCACCGGACCTTCCACCATATGGGCAACCGGTTGCCAATTGCTGGCCATGGTCTCGGCCAAATCGTCCAGCGGGTCGCTGGTGGTGGTGCTTTTCAAGGCGGCCACCCGTGTGGCGGTTGTCACGGGCGCTGCCGATGAGGTGCCAAGCACGGCTTCACCTTTACTCGGCATGGGAATGCGCAGTTTGTCATGCACCCAAGCGGTGGGAATCTGCATTCCAGCCTCAGCCAACTTGGGCAACGCTTCGGCATAGCCGGCCATATCTTCCGATTCGACCAGGTCAAACTGGAAGCGCGGCAATCGCCTTGGGTCGCGGTCACTGCCTTTGTTGAGTACCAAGAGCGGGTAAAGCAAGTATTGGCGTAGGGTGGTGGCGACCTGTTTGGCATCGCTTTTAAGTAGGTCGTGGCGTACTTCGTTATGCACGTTGCCCAGGGCATTGGTGCTGCTCGCCCCATCGGCCTGACTGGTCAAGGTGCCACCGAGAATGGCCTTGGACATGGACTTTTCAGCCCATTGCACCATCCAGTCGAATGGCTGGTGGCTGCCTTTGGCGGCGTCCTTAAAGTCGATCTCCATACCGCAGGGGATGATGCCCGCCGCGTTATGACCGATATTGACTACCGCCCGCATCAACGTGGCTTTTTCATCATTAGTGGCACCGGCCGGGTATTTGCCCAGGCGCAGAGGAAGCCCATAGATTTCCAGAAATTCAGCGAGGTCCCGCACCGAGTAATTCTTGAACAGGTAGGGCCACGCCAGCACACGGTACAAACCGCCTCGGGCGATATATCCCGACTTTGCTTTGTGTTCGTGGACGATCCAGCCGAACGGGTTTAAGGCTTCGCCCTCTTGACTGCCGTCGCGCAGGCGCAGCTCGGTGCGTGTAGGTGTGTCCAGTTGGAACCAGGAGGATTCCCGATAATTGAATGCCGACGGCACCCATTCTTTGCCATACAGGCTCCAATCCATCTCAATGCAGGAGAAACCCTTGCCGATGGCATCGAGCAGGTCGAATAACAGATCTTCGAAGTCGGGCAGATCCAGCATGACTTCATTGAGCCAGTCGGCTTCGGCCTTTTCAGTCGCTGTTGGGTTGCGCGGTGGCACCACCGCCCATTCGACGGTGGTCAAAGCACGCCGACGTTTGCCGCTTTCGGCGAGAAGATGTGCGTCCTTTTCTTCCATGTCCTGGAACAGTTCGCACTGGGCCTTGATGTCGCCGCCTTCGGCCGCCTTCAAGATGGCCGCTAGTTTCGGCGGGGTCAGCCCGCTGGAAGGATGTTCGGCAAATTCGCTGTGCAACTGGGCTAGACGCGAAGTCTGCTGTTCACGCAGAGTCTTTGGCTCAATGGGTTGACCGTGGATGTCTACGATAGCCATGGGGACGTGATCCTAAAATGAGTTACCAGGCGCCGCCCTGGCCACCGGGCTGGTGGTCGGTATCGACGTCGGCCCAACGGCCGGCGCGGATCGGTGCGGGGGTGTATTCAATGATGCCGCCCTCCATAAAGGAGGCGCGTACGGCCATGGCCAGGGCGACGGCAAAGTCGCCGTGTCGCTTGCCTTTGCTGTCCTGCGCGTCTAAATCCTTTTGGCGTCCCTTGTCGATTACCGGAATACCGTTAACCACCTTGATATGCAGC